TTACCGGCCCTGAAAGGGGTTAGGAAGTTATTACATTAAGTTTAAACAACAAAAGGATTAGTTGTCAAGTGTTAATCACTCAACATCTTCAGTAGCAATTTTACCGGCCTTCAATAACCTTACATATTTCTTGTAGTCGGTATGCTTTAATCTAGCTCCTTCTTCTACACTAATCTTGTTTGATTTTTTCTTTGGGTCTTTAGTAGTTGGACCACCAGTACCCGGATCAAACATTTGAGTTTTCTTTTTCCTTCGTGGCTTTACTACTTGGCTTTCCTCATAAAGAAAAGCTTTAACTATATCATCAAAAGGTGCATTGACCCTTGTAGGCTTACTAGCAAAATACTTTAGATCATCTAGCTTACCTTCAAGTTTAGGATAAGTTATTAATGATTGTGGATCATCACAAAATCCATCAACCTTTTTCTGCCACTTATCCATATTCTTAAACTCTTTATTCACACTAGCAAGGGCATTAAACCTTCGTGTTGAAACTAAAGCTTCTTTAGCTCTTTTCTGCTCACCTTCACTTAAATCTTCCCAATCAGAATATTCTTGTTTTAATTCAGCTTCAGTTGGTTCAGGTAACTTACTAGCTTTATCAAAAGCTTGAGTTAGCTTTTTATTCTTAGCTGAAACTACAATATTCTCTTTAGCCGAAGCAATATACTTTTTCCTATAATCAATCTCTGGCTTCTTTGGCTCTGGTTCCGGGTCTGAATCAAAAGGACCACCTTTTTTCTTCTTAGACTTTACCGGCTTCTTAGGTTCTTTAGGTTCAGTTGGTTTAGTTACCGGCTCTTTTGGTTTAGTAGGCTCTTTGGGTTCTTTAGGTTTACCACTTGGCTCATCTTCAAAATTATCAAGACTAGCTCTCAATTCTTCTTTAGTGGGTGGTAAATCAGTAGGCTTTGTTCGGCCTTTATCATCAATAGGTACAGGTGGCTCTACTGGCTTTTTTGGCTTAGTAGGCTCTTTAGATTTAACAGGGGTAGTTTTCTTTTTCTTTGTCATACACCGGCCTTTCTTCAAGGGTTAGGTAATTATTAATAGCGAAAATAGACTTATTTATCTTTTTTCTTATCTTTTTTATCTTTAGATTTTGGTTCTTCAGCAGTTGTTGGTTCTTCTTCTACAGAAGCATCCAAGGTTTTACCATATCTCTTTTCTTCTTCAGCACTAAGATATGATCGTCTTGCTCTCAAAAACTCGATATTAGCTTCAGTTAAAGCTTCTGCTTCAATAGCCTCGACAGGATTCTTTTGATCCTTGTCATGATACATTATCTCTTTCAATTTCTTTCTAAATAAATCAGGTAGTTTCTTACCTTTTTTCTGAATTATAGTTTCACTCATATATTTTTGATTTAGTTGATAATACTACAGATTAACTGCTTAACCCGGTTGTTGTCAACTTTAAAATCCTCCTATTTTTTATTTATGCCACTAGCAAGACTAGAAACAGCTTTATCAAGCTCCTCTTTAGCCTTTTTAGGTGAAGTTAAAAACACCTCAAGCAACATATAATTTCTAAGTCTAGCTTTTAATCCATAATCCCTTCTAAATCCGAATAAGAAACCCCAAAAAGAGGGTCGCTTCATATTCTCTTTTGACAACTCCATTTCAACCGATTGCTTCATTTTCAAAATATGGCCTCTAATTGTTTCAGTAGTAACCCTATTTTGACCAATCTGATTAGTCCATGTAGTTAAGGTTGCCCTCTCATCCTCTGTCAATTCCTCATACTTCAAATTATGCTTATCTAAAATCTTATCTATAACACTCATGAAAGTTTACAGGGTTAGGGGTTGTTGTGTCTGATCTGGTGGGAATTGATCAGGGTTAGGTAGCCCGGCCTGTCCTCCTTGTTCTGCTAATTGTTGATCAATAAATTCTTTTTGTTCTTGCTCCCATTCCATAGCCTCATTAGTTTTATCAGGTGAAAAACCAGTAAACTCTAAATATTTTCGTTTATATTCTTCATCTACAACAGGATTATTAGGCATTATCTGTTTAGCCCCACTTAGTTTCTGTAAAGCATTAGTGTCTTTAGTATCTTTTTCATCTTGGGACCAGACTTTAACCCTATATCCGGCTTTTGTCATCCAATCAGCCGGTTCTATCTCTCTTGAAAAAATCTTTTTAGTATTCCTACCTTCTTTATAAATTTTAACCGCATCAAGTTTTTCATGCCCGGCTTCAATTAGCTTTAAAAACATTTCCCCTCGTTCCTTCCAAGCCGGTGTGTAAAACTTACTCATTCCCTTAACTCTCTCTTTAGCTTCAGTCAATGCCAATTCAATCTCACCAAGTGTAACTTGCTTTGCCTGAACCTCACCCTGTTGAGTAGTAGTAGCACCTGAAGCTTTTTCAACAAAATTGATCACAAACTGAATTTCTGGTAGTGATTCACTTAAATCACCCACCTCAACCCTTTTAATTGTTTTATTAGGATCACCGGGGATCGGATACCAACCCCAAGGTCTAGCATTAAATGTATTCGGATTAAAGTTTTCCATATTACTATCGTAATAATTCATCCCGAAATTCTTTAATGTTCTATTCTCAACCATTTGGCTAAACCATGAATTAAGTATTTTGTTTGGTGTTCTAATAACATCTGCTACTCCATCAGTCCAAAAGTCTTGTTTTTCAAGCTCATCAGCCCAAGTTGAATAAGGATAATGAGTACGCCAATAATTATCTTCTGTCTTACCAATTACTTCTTCAAGGGGTTTTTTCATTAAAACCTGTTGTTCATCTGCTTCTACATAAAGATAAATCTGATCACCTTCCGCTTCTTTAGCTTCATCACCCTCACCCTCCATTTGACTATTCCTAAATATAAAATGAAGGCTGATCTCTACATAAGTTTCACCCAAAACCGGATCATCAATATCAGTAATACCCATATCCCTCATCTTTTTATTCTTTTCCTCTAGCATCTGTAGATTTTCACCGGCTTTATCTAATCCCTGATCAGTTTGATGAAAATTCTTTAATGCTTGTAAAGCTTCTTCATCATAATCTTCATTAGCCATTAATTCACTTAGCGGTTTAAAAATATGAGTATGAATCAAAAACCTAGAGCTATGTAGATTCATTGGATCAGTAAACCTAGACACCAGAATATCTTGAGGGTCTTGAACAATCATGCTAACTTTACCATTAATAATCTGAAGCTGAATAAATGACCGGCCAAACATAAACACTTGCCTTTTATCAACAATATCCAAAAGCTCACCATTATTTTCTTCTAGTGTTCGCTTCCAAAACTCATTCTCAAAAACCTCTGCTTCTTTATCATTATCTAAGTTTTCAAAATACAACACCGGCATATCATCAACATCTTTTAGCAAGGTTTTGATCGACCCTTTCATCAATGGGATATTTACCGATTGTCTTTGAGTTAAGCGATTTAAAGTAACTTTATCTCTGTAAAGAGTATAGTTTTCTCGCCAATCTTCCTGTCGTCTTTCCCGGTAATTATAACCACCCTCTTTATTCTGCCGAAGCATCTCTAATTCGGGACTGGCTGTTACTACTGAATCCATATTTTAATTATTACAAATAAACACCCTTTTAGTCAATCTACAAAAGATTAACCGGGTAGATTTTCATGATAAGGCTTAACACCGCCTGATTGTTGTTGCGGTTGCCCTTGTTGGGGTCGCCTATATGATACACCAAATGTCCTCATTCCGTCAGCCCCATGACTTGACCAGTCATGTTTTGGCCCCTTGCGATAAACCATATTCTTCTCATCCCAATCCTTCCGATAATTCTTCATAGCCTGAATACCACGATTACAATTCTTAGTATCAAACCAACATTGACCCAACAATGATCGAACAGCATTAATCCCTTCATTTACTTTTAATTGAGGGGCTACTTGAAAATGAATACCTAGTTTTTTAGCTATTTCCCACCGGGATTTACCAGTACCTAATTCTCGAACCTTAATATCATGAGGACCATAATGACGACCATAGATATAAGGCTTCAACTGAAGCTGTTTAGCATAATAAGATAAACCTTCACCTGAATTTTCAATATAATCAATAAAATGAATTTCTTGGCCGATTGTTTGCTGAAACCAGATTGTCATTGAATCATCAATACCTAAATCCCAATAAGTATGTACCGGGATTCCCTCAACAAAAGGCACTCTAGTTATCCGGCCTTCTTTTTCAGCCTTCATCATAGCCACACCATAATAAGCACCCATCACCGGACTATCAAAAGAAACATAATACTCTTGCTCAATATAAGCTAGGGCTTCTTCTTTTGATCGACCATCAGCCTCAAACCTTCGAATAGCATCATCAACAATCGCTTCCATCTGCTTTTTATTAAATACCCCGGTCTTATCAACACTCAAAGTTTCTACATACCACTTAGGATGATTCTTAGCAAACTCAAACAATGACCGAGCATGATTATCACCTTTTGGAGTTGTATTAAAAACAGCAATACCATCATTTTCCCTCAAGATAGGCTCAATAACTTCATAAGAATAAGGATCATGATCAGCCCATTCAGAAAATATAAATAGTTTCGATCCACCACCTCTCAACCTATCCGGCTCATTAGCACCAATCACCTGAAATTGTGATGGAGTAAGTGGATCAACTTGGTTCTTAACTTTAATAATCATCCGGCTCTCATTAGCATCACCATCCCTAATATCTTCAGGAATATGGTTAGTAAACTTGAACCCATCCTTATCTAAAGCTTCCCACATATGCCCTCGACCCATTACATTAGTAGGATAGACATACTTCACTTGAACCGGGTCTTTTATCAATCTTCTTGGGACCACATCAGCAATATTAGTTTTATCTTTACCTGCTCGCCTATGCCAAATCTGATAAAAAAACCGCTTCTCACTCTCGCCTCTCATAGCTCTGGCTATTTCTTTTAAAAACGGAACTTGGTAGTCCCTAGCTACAAAATTATGAGGGATTGTAACACCCATATTATTTTTCAGTTACAATTTCTGGTTCATCCTCGCCATCAATTATTGCTAAAACATTACCAACCCCTTGATTCCAAGCATCATTAGCTATCTTCATTAAGTCGGTATATCTCATTGGCCTAACATCATTTTTCTTAGGCATTACTTGAGGTTGAGTTTTAAAAGGCTTATCAACTAATTTTTCAACTTTATCTTTAAGCTCTTTTTTATAATCATCTAATTCACTCATTTATCCTTCTTTTTCTTCTCAACTTTCTTTTCAGACTTTTTCTTAACCACTTCTTCATAACTAACAACATTAACTTTAAGCTTCTCACCTTTACTTGTATGATCCATTTTTTGAGTAATCCTAGCTTTGAGCTTATTATATTCAGCAATAGCACTTAGCTTTGTTCTTAGATCAGCATTTTGTGTCATTAAAAACTTGAGCTGTTTATCAGCAAAAGAATCATTAAACCCATCTACTTCCAAATGTCTGTTAATTTCTTTCAAAATGTTAGCATTTGTTAGCAATTTAGAAGCATTGGTTCTAGCAGTCGCATCACCAACTTTATCGTAAACTTCTTTATAAGATTCAGTCCCATTACCAAAAAACTCTCTATCGTGGCTTGCGTACAATTTACAAAACAATTTCTGTCTAGGTGTTAAAGATTTACTCATATGTATCTCCGTTCTTTTTAATAAGAGTTTGGATTTACACTAGCCTATCAGAATATACTACCACTTAGCAAGGGGGATTCTGATCGTAAAGAAAAACATTTCAAAAGTTAAACCAACACTAAAAGTTATCTCAAATACCTGCCTAAAGATATTAGCTGATTTAAAATAAGTATCTTTACCGGCTGATAAAGCTATCCCTAGATTAAAATCACTAGATTCCCTCATTCCAAAATGAATAAGAGGATAAAGAATATGAACTTGCCAGTTATAAATACTCATACATCTTTAGGCCTTTCAGTAAACAATTTACCTTCATTATACATTCCGGCCTTTTTACCCATAGCCCTCAACCGATTCTGAATTTCTAAGATAGATAGCTTTCGCTTGCCACGATTATTCTTTACTCCCGGATAATACTTATCCTTACACTTAGGACATAATGTGTATTTCTTACTTACTTCAGTAGAACATTTTTTAGAATAACACTTAATCATTCACCGCCCTTTGCCTTATTAAGTTTATCCATAGCTGTTTCTTTACCATACTTCCTTAATAAAGCATCACAACCAAAATTACCTTGATATTTCTTCATAGCCCTTTTTTCTGCCCGGTCCTTTAATGGCTTAGACATTTCCGCATATCTCATCACCACATACTCATCAACAATCGAAAGCGGAACATCCCCTAAACCAAACATATACATTTGACCACCATGATAAGTATAGTATTTACCTCTGATATAACTCATTTAACTGCCTTCCTATCTTTAACCTTTTTAAAATTTTCAGCAGTATCAGAATCATCCCGATTAGTATGATAATTAAGCCAATACTTTCTCACTTCATCAAAAGTAGGCATAAAAAGCCGATCCTCACCGATCCGGTGAACATTCCCGGCTTCATCAGTCATTTTAAATCTTCCCGGTCCGATCTGACCTTGATGAGAACACAAACCCACTCTAGCCACCATCATCACATCAGCCATAGCCATTGTTTTCGAAGCTTTATACCAATCAACTTCAACTAATGGTTTCCGGCCTTCAACCACTAATCCTTCTGTTTTCATAAACTTTTTAGGTATAACCTGATCAATCTTTTCAGCTTTTTTAACTAATTGATCATGAACCTTCTTAGGCATGACTACACGAGTCGGTAAATTAACATCTACCGATACATTACCCGGCTCTACCTTTTTGACTACATAAAGCCCTACAGCTTCAAACAACTGCTTAAATAAACTATTTAATTTCATATAATTGACCAATCTTGAGCTATCAAATCATCTTTACTGATAAGCCAGTCATGGGTTTTTCCTTCCTTTTTAATGCGAATCATATCACCTTCTAAAACTAAGTGGGTTTTTTCATTTTCCCAACCTACCCTTGTTGTTTTATGACCTGCTAATAATTTTGCTATCATTTCATTAAAATCCATATTATTTACCTCCTTTCGGCTTTTGTTCTTGTTTTCGCTTTTCTCTTTTCGCTTCTAACAGCTTTTTCCTTTGATCGCTTATGCTAGTATCCCGATTTTTATTAAATTCTTGATACTTTTCCTCTGTTAAAATAGCCCGGACAATCATTGTATTATTCTTACCCCGGACCTTTTCAACTACAATTATTTCCGGCACAAACCTAAAAGATTGCTTTAAATTAATCGCCATAAAGTACCGATTATTTTTATCCTTCAATTTAAAAGGTCTAGTATCTAGGGACCGGATCGGTAGAGGTTTTTTAACTTTTTCTGTTTTAGGTTTTTTCATATTTAACTAACAATAATTGCTATTAATAAAATCCACCAATTAACCTGTAATTCAGGTAAAAACAAGCATAGTAATAAATAAAAAATCCAAGCACTCATAATTCCTTCCCACACTTATAACACCGCTTACAAGTATTTTCCATCAATTCCTTACACTTAGGACATTGACGATATTTTCTTAATTTAGATTTCATTTGCTACCTCCAACAAAACATCAGCATGACAAGGTTGATCAAGCGGACACCAACAAGCTAAATTTTTACCTTTTAACTCCTTTTTAGCCAAATCATATTCAGGCATACCCCTTGAAACTACATAAAGCCCATAAGCCTCTACTAAATCTTTAGCTGTTTTTATCTGAAAACTATCAATCCAACTAAACATTTTAAACGGATTACCCCACTTACTCGGCCTACCTACATAAATAGTATTTTTAGGCATTTTCCAACCCTTAGTCCGTTTTCTCTGAACCCTAAAAGGCTTAGAAGTATCTAAAAAATCAGTAGGCTTACCACAATCAGAACACTTATGATAACTAGTCCCTTCGTTACCATGAACCACTTTTAAATCAGCTATACAACACCTTGATTTCATAACACCAACTCCATCACATCAAATAATAATTTATTAACATTAACTATATTAACCTCTTTAGGTAAATCTGATTTTTCATGAGCTACACTAAACTTCTCTTTTAAATCTTTCGCATAATCCTTAACTTCTTCTAAGCTTAGCTTGCCTCGCTTAATATCAAGTAATTCTTCCCGGTCCTTGATCCGATACACTACCGGTTCACCAGTTGAAACAAACTCAATCCCCATCTTTAAAAGCCTAATACAATGACTGGCATTTTTAGTATCATAGCCGAATTTTTTAACTAACCTTTCCCTTTTATCACCCATATAACCCTGCTTACTAAAAGCCTCCATCTTCTTAATTTGAGAATGAGCATACCCACTATAAACTACCTTAATCTTATCCTTGCCAACAAAAACATTTCTATTAGCTAAAATATGATTCCAAGCCTTAGTTGTTTTCATGTAATGCTTCTTTTTCAAGTAAAGCGTTGAAATAACATTAGGATTAAGATCAGCTAGCATTTTCATAAACTTTCTAATCTCATAACCAACAATATCAAACTCCCGGTCCCACTCCTCATAAACTTCTCTTTTGCGATTGTATCCCTCAAGAGTAAAATAATAAGCTTTAGGATAGTGATACACATTTAATAAGTCAATATCATCAGTACCAAACTTATCTTCAGGCTTAATATAAAGATTATGCGATACACTACCCCGATAACACTCCATTAAGAGTTTTCGATCAAGAATATCATTATAAATACTTTTATCTCTTGGCATCCTTACCTCTCAAATGAACTTTAGCACTTGGTAAAATCTTTTTAGCAGTAGCCCGACCACCGGCTTTGAAAGCCCTCTCAATCTGTTTTTCAAGAATATCAGTAAACCACACTAAATATTGAGCCATCATTAAAGTTGCCTTACCCCTTGATTTATCACCCTTGGGAAAATGCTCCTCTACTAACTCAACTATTTTATCTTTTAGCAATTCATCAAGCTTACTCATCTACCCCCTCTGGCAACATTACATTATCTGAATAATAAATATCTTCAGCTTGCTTTCTAACCACACCCACTATCGGCTTCAAAACTAAAGCAAACATTATCTTTTTTATATTAAGCTTATCTATCTTTTCTTGCTGTTTTTTAGTAACTAATTTCATGCTTGAAAATCAAATAATTGATAACCTAGCTCTAAATTAAGCTTCATGATTCTAATAGCTCTGATCAGTTTTGGAATCCATCTAAACATATTATCTTGCCTCAATTTTACACTTATTAGCAATTATTGATTTATAGTAACCAACAATCCGAGCATCTTCTGTTTGAGGCACGCCTTCATTATAAAGCTTCACATAATCCTTATTTAGCTTATTTAAAAGCAAAAACTGGACCACTAAACCAATTAAAAAAGCTATAGCTAAACCACGCCAAGCAATTCTTCGATCTTTTTGCTTTTCAGCCATATTTTTATAATCCCGAACCATATCATGTAAACGACATACTTCAGTCTGATTATCTTTTAGCACATCTACTACATACTCACTCATCCCCATTTCTTCAGCTACAGCTTGTAGTTTAATTTCTTCATGTAATTTTCGACTAATTCGAATAGTCATTTTATGTTTGGCAGTCATATAAAACCTCCAATATTTTTAATAATAAATAAAATAAAGATACAAGACATAACTATAGCTATTGTTAAAAGAAACAATGCTATCATCTGAATTAAAAACTCAATTAGTCGATCAAACATATTATTTAGATGCTCTACCTACTAAAAAACAGAATAATCCGTAAAGGATAAATACTGGTAATGTCATATTACTCTCCTTTTTGTTAATTGTTAATTGACACTCCCAAGCCCGGAGGCTTGAGGCTATCAACTATTTAGGCAGTTGGATTAATGCCCCGGCATCATCCATCATATAAGTTGGCAAATGACCATCCCATCTTTCAATCCACATCTTCTCTAACAACTGATCAGTAATTGTAGATTTTTGTAACTCTTGCTCTTTAGCTTGAGCTTCCGCATTAGTAATTCTTGCTTCCTTCTGATGTTTAGCTTGTTCAGCTATATTTTTCTCTGATTCAACCTTAACAAATTGAATCTGCTTATCTTCAATAGCATCAATATAGTCTTGAGCAAACTTAATCTCTCTAATACCTACCCCATCTAAAACTAAACCATTAGCTTTAAAAGTTGGATTTAAAGTATTAAAAATCTCATTCTGAACCTCTAGCGAACCGGACCCGGTATAAAGACTTTCAGCACTATACCCTCTAGGTATATTTCTGGCCCAAATCCTAGATTCAGTTTTAACTACCTTTTCAACTAAGGCTTGCTCGCTACCAATATTTTGAGCTACCCAAATCGCTTGAGTTGGATCAATACTAAACCTAATCGTATAAAAAATATCTACTTGCTGACCATCTTGAGTATTGGTATCAACCGGATAATCTTTATAATCAGCTTCCGATCCTTTTTGCTTTTCCTCACTTGTAGTTTCATAAATCACCTTTTTAGTATTGTAAGTCAAAGTCTTTTCAGCAAAAGGAATAACAAAGCTAGCCCCCGGCTCTAAGGTTCGACCAGTTACCCTACCAAACCTAGTAACCACTTTAACCGATCCGGGCTTAACCATTCTAAAACTGAATAAAAAGGCAACTAACAATAATGCGAAAAGCACTATTAGTACCCCACCTAAATCCCATTTACCAGTTGATTCCTCTTTTAAATGTTCATGTTGTGTCATAATTTACTCACCACCTTTCAAAACATAGCCTGTTGATCTTCTTCTTCTAAGACAAACAAGCCCTTTTTTTTATTAATGATATTATGTCCTTTTTGTCTTAATCCCCAAATCCTAGCTGTATATTGAGCTATCCCTAATCCACCCATATTTCGAGGTGTCATTATCTCGTAAACATAAAGCCCGGCCTTGCCCCTCTCTTTTAGCATCTTTAAAATCCTTTCCTCTTGAGTTGGTTTTTTAACATAACCTGTCATAAACAACCCCCCACGCTAGGATTAGATTCAAAATAGTTATAAACCAATAAAAAAACAATTATAACTATAATTAACCCTAGAAATACCGATACATATTCTTCTCTAATTTTTGGCAACTTAAAAGGTATTTTCATAGATATTACCTATCACTTTCATAATTGCTAATTTCTTTTTAGTAAAAGGAAAATCATCTTTATCAGTCCTTAATAAAAACTCCTCATCCCTCTCGATCACAACAAACTTCACATTAGTTTCGACAATATCCCCGACTAAAATAACCCGGCCATTCATATCTTTAAAACCTGTTGATTTTCTAGCCATTTTTAGTTCTCCCTTCCCAATTATCAATATGATATTTATGTAAATACTCTTGAAAAGAATCCTGAAGCTTCTTTAAATTATTCGGATCAGCTCGCATAATACATTCAGCTAAAGCTTTAACAAAACTACCGCCATAAATCCTCATCCGAGCTACTATATCTAATTTGAGATTTTGATTACCTACTAATTCAATCATAAATTACTCTTTTCTAAAGATTCTTTAATAACCCTTACAGAAGCCGGACCAATATTAGTACAAACCCGGCCTAAATCTTCTAAAGCATTGATATTCATTGGTTGACCGCTTTTAACTCTTTCCTGTAATTCCCGATCCCAAACTAATCTTTCAACTACTAGCTCCTCACCTCTTTCAAGCATCCTTAACTCATGAACATATCTAATCCCATATTTTCTCAAACCATTACAAATTCTAGTAGGCATTTCTAATTCTTCAATAATTACTTTTTTAGCTATCTTGTTTTTACTTAATGTCTTATAAAGAGATTTTAAAACCTCTGCTTCACCAGTACCCCAAAACCCCTGATTCGGTTGTTTACAATAAATACAATTCTTTTTTGGTTTCTCACCGGGTAAACCAATTCCATACCTACAACCCTCAAGCATACAACGCTTATAAACAGCATTATCAGCCCTTGATATAGCCTTAGTAGCTATTTCAATAAGATTATTTACAAAATCAATAGATTGTTTTTTCATAATTGCCCTTGATTTTTAATCATTTCTTTTTTTTCATGATCTCTAATAAATTCGCCTACCTTAACCTCAAGCTGACTAAGAGCTTCAGTTAGCTTATCTAACTTATTAACATCAGCTTCAGCAGTAAATCGGCCTACTTCAAATAAAATTTCATCCCACTCTAAAACTCTTTCGCTTCGCCTTCGTACCATTCCAAGATAACGAGGACCATCATCATCTTTATCTTCATCCCGATAATATCCTAATACTCTAGTAAAATTCTTTCTTCTTTCATGATCAACTTGCTTTAATTCAGCACAATCACCTAATAAATTATCATGTTCTCTTTTTAAATCTGCTTTTAACATATTTTTCCTTTCTATTTAATGATTGTTAGCTTGAAGGTAGGTACTTGGGCCTGCCCAACTCAAGATACCCACCGGCAAGCTAACAAGCTTGCCTTTTCCCCACTAATGCGGTTTAGAAACATCCTCAACAGGATGAGGGGCTTCTTGACCCTTCGGTGTAAACACCTCTCTTGCTGTTTTTTCAAGAGTAGCACCAATCAATTCCCCGGTTGTACGATCAACCTCTTTTTGACTGATAAAACTCTCAAACAATTCTTCCATCTTATCCAATCCACCTCTAAGCATATTAAGTAGCTCAACATCATTTAAAACCTGAATCTGACCTTTTTTATCTCTGATCAATTCAAATTTAACAATGTGATTCTGACCATGCTTAGTTTCAATCTTCTCAAGACTTAGCATAACCCTGAATCCCATCATAGCAACAGGTGAATTTTTACTTTTAGTAAAAGGTTTAATCTCTTTACCAAAATCCCAAAGATTCTGAAGCCTAGTACCACCCATAAACATTACAAAAGGTTCTAGTGATTCAAGCATCATTCCACCCACTAATTGAGTAAATTTGGGTTTAGGCTCTGGTTGATTATCCATAGCCCAAAATCCTCTTGAAATAGTTAGAATACTTACCTCAACCTTTTTAAAATCAGCCTTAGTAGGAGCATAATAAAATGACCCTTCAGGCAAATACTGACCATCATCCCCTTCATTCTTAGAATTGGATTCAGTAATTTTTAATTGAGGAATTTGGGCTGAAATATTATCAGACCCGGCTTCAGCGTTTGCTTTATGAAAATCTGCTACTTCAGGGCTGACTACTGAAGTTTCAGTTTTTACTAAATCTTTTGTCATATAGTTGTCCTTTCAACTTCAACTATTTTTTAATAGGGGTTGGTACTTGAATAAACTTAAAACCTAAATCTTCTAAACCACCCATTTCTCTATGATTAATCCCGATCTCACCACTAGAGTTTCTTAGTTTCCCGGTTACTTTAGCAATAGCAGTAGCTTCTTCACAATTAACTAAATACATATCATCCCGGCCATATTGTGTTTTTACATAAAACTTAATTTCTATCATATTTATTTACTCCCTATTTTATTAAATAATTCATAATGACCAACTCTTTTTACTAATCCATTCTTTCGCCTAACTATATATTCTTTCATTTCCTCATCACCATAATCTTCATTTTGAGCAATCAATTCAACTTCTTCAATTACTTTTTTAGTTCTTAAAAACTTACCTGTCTTAATTTCTATGTAACATTTTCTGGCTGACATATTTCCTTTCTATTTAATATATCAATTATTACTTACAATAACTAAGTATAAGGGTTAAAGATATGTTTTGTCAAGGGGTCAATTTACAGAGGTGCGGATAAACTAGTATGCGGTAAACTTCGATAATTAGCTTCTAAATCTTTAACTACATTTCGATCATCATCACAAATAAAAGCAATTCCCCCGGCCTCACGATACCGAGCCTGAAACGCTGTTTGATAAGCACTAGGTTTTCTACCCGGCCTTTTAACTTCAATCGCTACGCCAATTCCGTTATACACACCCATTATATCGCTTATTCCTTTTAACCCGGACCGCCATACACGCTTCTTACCTTTATACTCTTGTTGAATCAACCCACTATTCTCACGCCAAAAAAATCCGTTTTTAACAAACTTTAATCTATCTAATATCCTATTCTGAATATCCTTCTCTAACTCCCCCACCTTGCCACTCACTATATTCTTTTTCTTCTTTTCGGCTGGTTTTAAACCATGTAACTTTCGCCAATCTTTAGCTGATATTCGATCACTCATACCCTTTTAGCCCACTTCTTATTAACAAAATCTCGCATATCATAAATACATACATTATTTCTTTCACACCAATAAAGCGGAAATTTCCCTTTTGACCGAACAAATATATCCCCCCTCTTAACTTTAGATTCTTTTTTCTTTGAATTAAAAGCCCAAATCCCGGTTATCCCATCTACTATTATCTTATATTTTTTCATAAAGTCCTTTCTACTTTGTTTAATAACTTACTACAGAAAAGCTTTGTAGCTAAGAGTTATTGTCTGTTAGTGATTCTGTTTATCTCACTACAAACGCTTCCGATTTTTAAAGTCGGCTAGCTACTTCTGTCATTGATCAATGTTACCTACTACAGCGTAAGCCTTGCCATTTTTGACCCGGCAAGTAGGCCAGTTTACCTAAGGCACCGATTCTTAATGGCGTTCGGTTGGCGGTAAAAGCCTCGTTATACCAAGAGTTTTTAACAACTCAAGCAATAGGACCAGTAATTAAACTAGTCCTAGCGATTCAGTTGTCAATGTCCCTTCTTTGAACTACATCTTGCCACACTTTATTATCCCCCCTACATTTAGCAAGAAATTCAAGTTTATTTCTTAGATGTTTAATTAATTTAAGGGATCGTTTTCGTTTAAGTTTAATAATAGTATTATTCATTTGATCTTCATATCCCAACCCAAACTCATAAAAAGCACTTCTCAAGTTTTCAATAATTGTTTCACTAACCTTGTATTTTTCTGCTAACTCTTTATGTAATACTTTCATTGATTTCATAAAAAAATCTGTTTTTAATCCTGCTGACAAAAAAAGGCTTTACCAAGCTTTTTAACAGAGTTAAAAACAGATATATCCTTTTTTTTGTCTAATCCCCGCTTGGTTAGGGGTACCGGAATTTCACCGGAACATATTAATTCAACCTACCATGCCGAATATTTTTCTGTCAACCCCGACTTTTACCGAAACATTACAATATAAAGGTTTTTTACATCATAATGCCAACATCATAATGTAAAATCAGTATTTTTATAACATATAAGAAAAAACCGCCCCTTTCGGTAAGCGGTACAAAATTGCCCGGTGAGGCTTAAATTTTAGTTTGGATTAGTTTATCAACCTAATTACCTAATTGTCAAGCACTCTAACTATTAGACTGCTAAATAAATCTACCCAAAAAGTAACCGCCACTAGGTTGTTTCGACTAAAAAAATAGTTTACTCCCCCTTAGTGGCAGTCATAGAAAGGAGGTAACTAACTGAAAATCAATCAGCCACCGGTGGAAATGCCCGGAATCGAACCGGGGTAATGGCTTTCACTATTCCCCGATAGTGTTCTCGCCATCTGATCCAATCATTCCCATTATTTGTTCGTCAAACCATTCTAGCCTTGCTAAATGCCACTTGTAAAGATCAGATTCAGGTACTAAAAACCGGACCATCTGTATTGAAACTACATAATCCTCAACCATTTCTGTTGTAAAAAATGGTTTATCTTTTTTTTCCCGGTGAAGGTTGATTTTCCTTCATACTAAGTTGTTGTGTTTTTGTCTTTGCTAGTTGCTCTACCAAAATAACCACCTAGAACAAGCATGAGGGCTTGCATATAAGCATCTGCCGGAATAATCTTTAAAAACAATCCAATAGTGGCTCCAAAAACCATGATTACAACTGCTATGCTTTTAGTTGATTTAAAAAATCCTAATAAAAGTTTTGTCATTTTTTCACCTCCAACTTAGATTTTATAGTATAAAAAACAATTCTAATAGCTTCCCAAAATTTATAGTTTTCAGCCTGATCCTTGAGTAAGTCTGTAATGCGTTTTTTTAGCTCTTTTTTGTCTTTTTCTAGTTTATCAATTTTTTTATTAAAAGCTTTAATCTCTTTTTCTCTTGCTACAACAACCTTTTTAGCCTCTTTCTTCATTTCTAGCACTTTATCCTTCAGATTGCTAATTTTAGTTTCAGTTACTTTTAGCTTTTCTAGCCACTCATCATCACACTCACTAATTTGCTTCATTAATGATTCTCGATCCTTTTCAACTTGTAACCAGTACTCTTTTGACTTACCTAAATAAGTATCTAAAAGATCATCTATCTGCTTTGTGGCTTCAATAAACTTGTAAGGTGGAATCCAATACTTTGATATTTCTTCTTTACTCCATCCAGTAGGATAAAAACGCCACGATTTATTCTTTAAATCCCCAATAGGTGCATATATCTCATGGTGTAGATGAGCTAATTTTGTACCTGATTTACCTACAGAACCTATTTTAGCTCCGGCTTCTAGCGTATTGCCTACTGCTACGATAATATCCTTTAAATGAGCATAGAATGAGTAAAGCACATCAGTATCAATACCATAAGTTTCTTTAATAAATCGCTTTAACTTATAACCAAGTTGATGTTTAATAACAATAATATTGCCATAACCCCTACTTGATTTTGAAGTATAAATTACTTTACCGGCTGATACACTTGCTACATTTTGACCTAAATCCTGATCGCCCCAACCCAAATTATAATCATCTGCCGGGTGATAAACATTATTTGCCTTGTGATAATCTAACCAAGTATAGCCAGCCCAATCAGGCCAGTTGCCGGTATAGGCTGTTGGTTGTACCCATTTTTCAGCTAATTCCATTCAGTAATACCACTTAAATTTTCTAATGTTAAAACTCTAAAAGTTAAATCAACTTGATCCTCATGAATACCACCAAAGTTTTTATCTATTCTAGCTACCAATTCATTAATGTTAGCAACATCTTTTTTAATTAAAGCTACATCTGTTTTTAAACTCCAAAAACCACCTATCATACTTCCAATTAATACTATAATTCCTATCCAAAATTTTACTTCCCCTTTAGTAATAGATTGTGTTACCTGCTTCATAATTTAATTTTATATCAAAAAAGCCAAAAATAACAAGACTACTTTGGTTTATTCTTTTTTCTCCTTCTTTTTCTATCTGATCTCCATGTACTAAACTTTTTCATTTTAGTACCATCTTCAAGCCGGGTAATATGAAGTAAAATCTCTGCTCTAGCCTTACTAGCTTCTTCTTCGTTGCCTTCAATATCAATTTCTCGATAATCAGCAAGTAAAGAATCTATTTCATCAGTAATTTGTTTTTGACGATAAATCTCATCCCGATCTTCATTTGATAAGTCTTTAAACTTACCTTCCCAATTCTGATAAGCTGAATAATCAGCATTATTCTTTTCCCTAGTTTCGTAAAATTCCCTAACATTTCGGCCATTACTAAACCAATAATCTCGGACCACGCTAGTAAATGGGTTATAGATATTAGGTTTACCAGTTAAAAAGCCAATAGATCGACCCATGTAGCCTGTAAGTAAGTAATCTAGCTTAATAGGGGATATTTTCAATAATTGCCCCATTTTCTTACTAAAAGCACTTGTACCTTCACTAAATTGAAGCTCTGGCGGTTTATGAGCTAATCCTTGACTAACTAATGGCCTAACAGCCGGATAATCCTTAACATTAAAGATTGTATGAGTAATTGGCTTCATAGCTTGAGGAATCCACGCCAAAATCGCTGTTACCGGGTCTGTAGGATTAAATTGATCCGGTAAAAAGGCTGTTACTGCTTCCATAGCATCTTTAGCATCATACCGGGCATCCATCATCTTATTAGCTATTATCATATTAATTAAAGTACCGGGAATTGAAAACATATTTGGGACCGGCACTCTAGCTAATCCTTTAC